AGGTAATGTGCCTGGTGCAATCGCAGGTGGCTTTGCAGGTCCTGCACTCTTTGAATTCGTACAACAGCTTGGCCCTATCGCTTTAGAAAGAGCGAAGAATAACGGTAGAGATAAACCTAACGCAGAAGACTGGACCTATGCCACTGGCACCTCTGTAGGCGTGGGCGCAATGAACGCTATTGCTCCAGGTGCAAGCGGAACAGCCAAAAGAATGCTTATAGAAGGGGCCACTGAGGGTGGTCAAAGTGTGGTTGAGCAGGTAGGTTCTACAGCACTCACAAAGAAAGGTCTTGAAGTTGACCCACGCCAGGCGGTAGCTGAGGGCATCATTGGTGGTACTTCAGCAGGTATGGTTGATACTTCTGTCAGCACAGCTAAAGCTGCAGCTAACCTAGTCCGTGGTACAAATAGAAACAGTAAAGCTAAATTAGAAGATGTCTCTGAAGAAGAAATGCAAGCGAAAGCCTCATTTGCTCAGACATTGGCAGCTATTGCAGAAGAAGAGAACCTAGACCTAACTAACATTGATAGGACTTCTACAAAAGGAGCCAGGCAAGCAATCGACCTTGCACACAAAAGATTAGTGGGAGACCTTAAAGCTAGAATTAAAGATTTAAAGCCTCGCCTTGCTGTAACAGACCAGGACACGCTAAGTGAACTTGAAGACAAAATATTCGCTAACCTCGCTCAAGATGAAGCCAGGACCAAAGTAAAAAACAAAGTAGGCAGCAGAGAAAAAGAAGCTTTCATAAAACTTGCCGGAGACACTTACGAAGGGCAGTTGAGTCTTAATCTCATGTTACAACTTGATGAGCTAACAGCTATTCATTCAGAAGGCTATAAAGGTGGGGTCTCTCGTGTTACAGACCAACTTGCTCCTCTAGGACTTGGTGGTGAAGGTTATGACGTATCTAGGGCAAACGCAGAGCAGGTTTTCCGACCTGTATTATCCGTAGCAGCAGCTTCCCAAACTGGAGGTCTGTCTTTAATTCCTCAAGCAGCTATATGGGGTGGTGGAAGACTAATCGATAAAGCCAGAGGTGGCCGAAGCCGGGTAAAGGCTTATGTTGATAAGAACCAGAATAACCCAGGGCAAACTTTACCAGACGAATCAACTAGTCTCCGTAACCAAAACATAGAAACACAACAAGCAGAAGCCGCTGAAGCAGAAGCCGCTCGTCTACGACAGGAACAACTAGCCCAGGAAAGTCGAGAGGCTGACCTAGATTTAGCCAGAGAAAATGCACCCCCGAACCCAGAGTCTCCCCAGGGAATCTTTGAGTTAGGCACAGCCCTGGACCGCAGCGGCATTGCTCAAGTATTGAGAGTTATAAAACGTACTGCAGACTCCGAAGTGTCCAGGTGGATTCAAGCCTACGAGACAAGTGTCGCAACTGGTGGACAGGTGGACTACCGTCTTGTCCGTAAAATCAATGGGTTCGTAGATAAAAACCCAGTGTACAAAGGTTTAATGGGTAACCGTGTTCGTAACCAGGGTGTTGTCCAAGGTGCCGTACAACAGCAGCTCTCTCAGAAAGAACAAAATTATGAGCGTGGAAGAAAGGACAATCTTGCAGAAGCAGCTCGTATTACGGAGGCAATCAATGCTGACGGCACTATCAAAAATGTTATCCATAAAGCTCTTTTGTTAAACACTCTTGAAAAGATGCAGATGAACCTGGGTAAGAACCCAGTAGCAACTCTCCAGAAAATGGCAATACGCCTGGAAGAAAAAGGCGTTCCTAGTGAGACAGTTGAGAAGTACTTAGGACAATACCTACAAAGAGTCATGGCACAGCAGGGAGCTAAGGAAGAACTAGCTGTAGCTAAAGATGCTGCTCTTGAAGCAGTAATCACTGACCAGAATCCTCTAAACATTGAGCCCGATGATAACTTAAAGCCAGAATTCAAAGTTATTGAACAAAGATTCTCTGAGCAGCTTAACGGTGACATCGATAAGGCTATTAGAGACTATGCTGCCTTACCTGGTTCAGATGGTGGTAGAATCATTAACACAGACCTGGCTAGAGAACTTTCTCCTGACTATCGAGCAGATAGGGCATTAAGCTCAGCGGTTCACGAACCTGCATCTGCTTTCACAAGAGAGATGTATGCACGAGCGTTACAGAAGAGTGCGCCAAAAGGTAAAAATAATGAGGTCCTATTTACTGCAGGAGGCACTGGTGCAGGAAAGTCCACGGCATTAAATGATGTCCTGGCACTCCAACAAGAGAGCGCACAGGCTATCTATGACACTAACCTGGCAAGTTTAGAAGGCTCTATTAAGAAGATAGACCAGGCACTAGCAGCCGGGAAACAAGTTACGGTAGCTTATGTTTACCGAGGCCCCATAAAAGCCCTGATTGGAGCTATCAAAAGAGCTATAAGGATGGGGCGCACCGTGCCTATCGACATCCATGTTGGAACACATGTTCGTTCTGCTCAGACTGTTAAGGAACTTGACCGTCACTATGCAGCAAATACCAAGGTAGAATTTGCGTTAATCGATAACAACGGAGGGCAGGGTGACGCTAGAAACTTAGGCGAGGACTTGTCAACACTGCCTGATTACGACTATAATCAATTACTGGAGGAAGCAATCAATGTACTCACTGAGAGTAGAGCCCAAGGCTTACCACAAGAAATCTACGACGGATTCAACGCCAATAACACGATTAGTTGACCCGGAGCTTAGAAAAAGAAACGAGGAGCGATTTAAACGCCTCGTGGATACCCTGAACAAGAACACTTCTAAGAAGAGTTAATACCCCCCTCAATAACACATACGTTTAAACCAATGTCATATCAATGGCAGTGGTATTTTCTGTGTCTGAAAGGAAACCCCCATGAAAGTGAGAGCATATGACCTGGTCACTATTTTGAGCCAGGTAGACCTAGTTAAATCCTCAAAACTACTGACCCAGGAACAGAAACACCTTGTCTACAAAGACATGTTGACCGACCTTCCAATGGACATGTTTTGCAGCGGCTTGAAGAACACCAGGGCTGCAGTGACTGAGGTTTTAAACAAGGAGATACAGAGCAGTGAAACAGCCACGAGCCCAAAGAAAAAAGTTACCCCCAAAGCCAAAAGTACAGCCTCAAAAGGCTCCAAAAAATAATTACTTTAAGAATCTGATGTCTACGCCAGAAGGCCGGGCACTCAGAAAAGAGTGGTCGACTAAGCCTCGTAAGAATCCTGGTCGACCTGTAGGGGTGCCAGATGGTCATACAGCAGAAACCATTGCACCCATTAGAGAGCAAGCTAAAAAAGACGCTAAAAAGGTAGTACAAATTATGTCAGAAAAATTCAACATTGAAGACGAATATCAGAAAGAAGCCCTCACGACTGCAGTTGAAGTCATGCGCCTGGATGGTCAGGCGAGAGAGCGCCTCGCAGCTGCACGGTTAGTTCTAGATTTTACTAAAAGTAAACCTGCCTCCAAGTCTGATGTATCTATCTCACGAGCAGAAGATTTCCTTGCATCATTGTTAACTGAAGAAGAGCATCCCCATGATGAACAAGCAGCTGAAGGAAGTACGGAAGAAACTGCTGACTGATTTTGAGTTCTACTCTAAGTCTGCCCTCAAGATAAGAACCAAAGAAGGCAAGATTGAACCCCTAAAACTAAACGCTGCACAGACCATACTTAACAAAGCCGTTAATGACCAACTAAAGACCGAAGGTAAAATAAGAGTCATTATTCTTAAAGCCCGGCAGCAGGGTCTCAGTACTTACACTGGTGGCTACCTTTATTACTCTGTAAGTCAGAAAGCAGCACGAAAGGCGATGGTAATCACACACCATGCTGATTCCACCAGGGCTCTCTTTGATATGACCAAGAGATTCCACGAACACTGCCCGGATATCCTAAAGCCACACACTAAGTACAGCTCACGAAGGGAGATATCATTCGATGTTCTTGATTCATCTTTTGTGGTTGCAACGGCAGGCGGTGAAAGCATTGGACGCGGTGAAACGCTCAGTCATGTCCATGCTAGTGAGCTTGCGTTCTGGCAAAAGTCCACTGCACTGGATAACTGGAACGGACTGGTACAAGCGGTTCCTAACTCCCCGGGCACTGCGATTTTTGTGGAAAGCACGGCTAATGGTGTTAATGGTATATTTTATGACCTTTGGCGTGGGGCTGTTGATGGTACGAATGGTTACGTCCCTGTTTTCATTCCTTGGTTCACTGACCCATCGTATCGTGAAAAGGTCAAAGAAGGCTTTGAGCGAACTCCAGAAGAAGATGACCTAGTAGAAAAGTTTGACCTGGACAATGAGCAGCTCATGTTCAGAAGACGTAAGGTTGCTCAGAACGGCCTAGATTTATGGAACCAGGAGTACCCTGGTGTTCCCGAAGATGCCTGGTTAACTACTGGTCGACCTGTGTTTAATCCTCAGCAGCTAGTGAAGCAACTTGATGAGACCAGGGAACTGGAATCGCGTCTTGCCCTGGAAGCTGATGAGTGGGAGAACAACCACCGTGGCGAACTGTTTACCTTTAGGCCGCATGTGCCTGGAGAGAATTATGTCATCGGAGCTGATGTTGCTATGGGTGTAAGGAACGGTGACTTTTCAGTTGCCCAGGTCCTGGACTCAAAGAAACGACAGGTAGCAATCTACCGTGCCCATGTTCACCCAGATTACTTTGCAACAGTCTTATATAAGCTTGGTGAGTATTACAACAATGCCCATATCTGTGTAGAAAACAATAGTCATGGAATTTTGACTTGTACTCGTCTGGGTAAGGATATGGCATACCCTAATTTCTACACTGAAATACAGCACGACAAAGTAACCGACAGAGAGACTGTGAAATTAGGTTTCTCGACCACCTCAAAAACTAAACCCCTAATCATCGACCAACTTAGAGCAGCAATGCGCGAAGGCGAACTAGAGCTTAACGACAAGGTCACTCTGAGAGAAATGCTCTCATACATAGTGACTGAATCTGGTGCTATGCAAGCCGAGTCTGGATGTTTTGATGACTGTGTTATGGCCCTGGCTCTCGCTAATTATGTGCATGAAGGTGCCTGGGACCCGATTGAATCTTCAGACTCTTACTATATAGAGATGGTATAAAAAATGGCAAAAAAGCTTAAAGAGAAAAAACTGTCAGACAACAACATCGTTGCCTTGGTGGACGAGCAGATAGGATTATCTGTGGGATACGCAGACTCAGAGCTGTCCACAGAACGTGCCAAAATCATTGACTATTACAATGGTACGCTGCCGAAGCCGGTGCATGAGGGTAACAGTAAGTATGTTTCTTTAGATGTCTATGATGCCGTAGAGTCACTTAAGGCTGCTCTTCTTGAAACCTTCAGCGCAGGTAACAAGACAGTACGTTTTGCTGCACAGAACGAGGATGACGTAGAGAAAGCTAAGGTCTGTACTGAGTACACAGACTACGTTGTACACCGTCAGAATGATATCTATACAGTCATGTCTACCGCTATCCATGATGGCCTTATTGCCAGGGCAGGAGTTGTCAAAGTATTCTGGGAAGAATCTGTAGAGTATGACTATGAAGAGTTCACCGATATCACCGATGGTGAGCTAAACATGCTGCTTGCCCAGGATGACGTAGAGTTAACCGACAGTAAGACAGATGAGCTAGGTTTAATCTCAGGCACTATCAGTATTGAGCAGGACACAAGTCGTGTTGTTATTGAGAACGTAGCCCCCGAAGAGTTCCTCATTGAGACCCAGGCAAAGAGCCTGGAAGATGTAAACTTCTGCGCCCACCGAACAAAGAAGACTTTGTCTGAGCTGCGCCTGGAAGGATACAGTAAAAAATTAATAGACAAGATAGGTGAACACAGTGATGTTGACCTGGATAGTACACCTGAAGTTTTAGCCAGGTTCGATAATGTAGGAAACTTCCGTGGAACCAAGAGCGGTGGGTACCAGGAACAGGTTCGTAGCGTCATGGTATATGAAGCCTACATGATGCTTGATGTGGATGGTTCTGGCGTAGCTGAGCTACACCGGGTTATCAAGGCAGGTAATGTTCTTCTCTTAAAAGAAAAGACTAATCGCAAACCCTTCATAACATTCGTTCCTCTCCCGGTCCCTCATAGCTTCTATGGTAACAACTACGCTGACAAGGTGGTTGCTACTCAGAATGCCAGGACCGTCTTAACCAGGTCTATCCTGGACCACGCTATGATTACAAATAACCCACGTTATACCGTAGTCAAGGGTGGTCTAACGAACCCTCGTGAGCTGATAGATAATCGTGTTGGCGGCATAGTAAATGTCAGCCGTCCAGATGCTATCAGCCCAATGCTTCAGGCTCCTCTGAACCCTTATGTCTACCAGACTATTCAGATGTTGGACGAAGACAAAGAAGACACTACAGGTGTCTCTAAGATGTCCCAGGGCCTCAATAAAGATGCTATCAGCAAGCAAAACTCTGCAGCAATGGTTGAGCAGCTTGCAACTATGTCACAGCAGCGACAGAAGATAATCGCCAGGAACTTTGCGACTCAATTTGTTAAACCTTTGTTCCAGGAAGTCTATCAGCTAGTTTGTGAGAACGAGTCCCAGGAACGTATTGTCGAGTTGTCGGGTAACTATGTTCCTTGTAACCCACGCGACTGGAAAGAGAAGCGTGATGTTGTCATTGAGTTAAACCTAGGTTACGGAGAACAAGAGAAAGAAGCTCAGAAGTACCTGGCACTTCACTCAATGATTACAGCAGACCCAAACCTATCAAAGATGTACCAGGCACCAAATCAGTATGCCCTGGCATCCAAGATTATGGAGCTGACAGGCATCAAAGAAGTCAGTGCCTACCTTACTAATCCTGAGAATCTGCCACCTGAGCAGCCAGACCCGGCTGAAGAGATGCAAATGCAGATGGCTCAGAAGCAACTTGAGATACAGGAGCGTCAAACAGTACTAGCTGAGACTAAAGCCCAGGTAGATGCCCAGATTGACCAAATGAAACTTGAGCTAGAGAAAGCAAAGGCTGAGAACACCCATGCCATTGCGTCTGACAACCTCGACTTGAAAGAAGAGCAGCTCAGGCATAAGAAGTTAGTCGCTGCAGCAGAGCTAATCCTGGCTCAGAATGCAGACGAGATAACTGCCATTGCTTCACCAAACTAAAAACCCCCAACCATGCCCTTAAGGAGAGCAGAAAATGAATGAAGAGCAACTAGCAACACTAGGTACAGACGCAGAAACCTTGTTGAATACTGAGGTTTTCACCCGGACCATTAACAGCCTGGTTGATGCAACCATGCAAGCTTTCTTAGGGTCAGCCCCTGATGAAGAGGCTAAACGAGAGAAGGCGTACAGCCACTATAACGCATTAGTCGATATTGTTAACACTTTGAAGCAACAAGTAGAAGTGCGTGACCAGATTGATGCGAAAGTTAACGAAGTAACCACTGAAGAGGAATAAGACCATGTCATTTAATGATAACGTCAACGATAATTCCAAATCTGGAGCAGCACTGACTATTGATGATGCTGCTGACGCTATACTTGGAAATTGGGAGGACGCTGCAGAGCTATCCGACGATGAACAAGAGGCAACAGATACCTCTACTGACGAGACTGATGTAGAAGAATCTGATATTGAAGATACGGCAGACCCAGAATCCGCTGAGGACGATGAGGACCCTGAAGAAGATGACACCGAAGAAGCTACTGAAGATGACCAGGAAGAAGAACAAGACGAAGACAGTGAAGAAGCTGAACTTGTTGAGTTTGATGATGACACCCTGGTAGAAATCAGTGTCGACGGTGAATCAAAACAGGCATCCATCAAAGACCTTAAAAGGTTGTATGGTCAAGAAGCATCTTTAACTAGAAAGTCTCAAGAAGCAGCATCACAACGTAAGTCGGCAGACGAACAAATGCAAAAAGCTGATGCGTCATTACAGGCTATGATTAGTCGAGCCCAGGAACGGTATAAACCTTACTCTGAAGTAGACATGCTAGTAGCGTCTAAAAACATGAGTGCAGAGGATTTTACTCAACTCCGGGCAGAATCTAGACAAGCCGAAGAAGACTTAAAGTTCCTGACTGAAGAAGCTGATGGTTTCTACGGATACGTCCAACAACAGCAAGCACAGGCTCAACAAGAGCAAGCGAAAGAATGTGTCCAAGTTCTGCAGAGAGAAATCCCTGATTGGAATAATACGCTGTATAACGAC